ATAGTACCGACCGGTACCGTGACCACCAGCGTGACCGCTTGGATGGTCTGGTAGCCGGATCGCTCGGAAGAGTCGCTGACGCTCCAGATGTCGTCGCTTCCGCTCCTAACTCCGCTGACGCTGCGCGCTTACGCTTGCCAGATGATCTGACGGAAGATATTAAGAATATGAACTTCGAAGCGAAAATAGATGACAAATCTATGTTAGAGGTTATGGATCGTGATTATCGTGATTATCTGGATGATTATTGGGATACTCATGAGGATATTAGAGATAAGCTTATCGAGAAGTTTACTACTGGATTCTATTGTGGTAACAAGGATAAGGTTACTGCTTATGCAGAGTTCTTAATGGAACATTATACAAAGCGAAATTAAATGGAGGTAAATAAATATGAAAACATGGAAAGTAGCAGTAACCTGGGAAATGTGCGGGTACATTGATATCGAAGCTGACAATATGGAAGAGGCAATGAAAAAGTTTGAGAATGAATCGGATTATATCAAACTTCCTAAAGATGGTATTTATGTTGATGGCAGCTTTCAGTTAACATCGGATGATGTAGAGGAAATGGAAGCTATGTCTGAATGGTAGGAGGAGATTTATGAAAGTATATTTAGTATGTGTATTGGATGATAAGCATTATAGAGATCCAGATTTTTACTTCTTCAAAACTGCATTTGAAGCTCATAAATGGATCATAGATAGTTTAGTCAGTATCACAGAGGAAAGCATGGAAGAAGTAACAAGTAACCTTGATTATAGAAACGTAGACGGATCTGATGATCAGATCATGCGAATTGATTATTCATACGGAGATGGAGAATTTTATGTTAATACTATTCATGAAATTGAAATAAAAGATGGAGATTACCTTTGCATCTATCATCATGCTTACGATGGTGTTGGATTCTATGTAGAGAAGATTGGCACTTTGGAAGAATGTAAAAATCATATGTTAGATTCTACAGCTAAAATGGCTAATGATTATGACATTGATATAACTAATGATGATATATTCGAAGTTAATTCATTTGATTCATGTATTGATGATGATTATCAGTGGCATATGAACAATATTATTCAATTCAAGGTAGATAAACTTGAAAATAAAGAAGCTGAATCAGAGGAATCAAATAATAATGCTCATAAGTATAGTGATGAAGTTTATAAAGAATTAAAGAGTATGTATGAGCCACTTCCGATGTATAGTTGCAGCCTCAGCCATGTTGAGACTTCGTTAGAAGAAGTAATCAAAGATATTGACGCCAGCCCTAAACACGAAATATTTAAAAATTTATGTAACTGTCATGGAATTGCACCTAGTACGGTAGAGTATCTGTACGAATCTATTTGGGGAAAGCCAAAAGACAAAACGGTTGGATATTTTTTAGAGAAAAAGTCTATTAACTAAAGAAAATAAGTTTTCATTAATAAGGAGAGAAACATACTATGGGATCAACGGTACCTATGTCCGTTTGGGACAATGTAAAGAAATATTTCAAAGAACGTTTACATGACAGATATGATCTGCAGGATATAATCAGCTATAGTCATCCAGGCGATTCATACCTGTATATGGTTATTGCAAAAGAAAAAGATTATCCGGAAACTAATGTCCAGTTAGGATGTGGACCATGGGTTGTGTGGACTACTTGGAACGAATCCACACAGTCACTGGATGGTGGTCATTATGATATCAAAACATATGAAGATGCTTTGTCAATCTGTGAAGCGAGAAGAAAATAAAGAAAAGTGAGGAAATAAAATGTCAGCATTAAATAATTATAAGGAAGTAAAACAGAAACTTGATGAAGTGAGGATGATTACGGGAGACTTGGAATTTAATACTGCCGTCACATTCTTAATGCAGATCGGATGGAGTAATAAGAGAGATGTTATCTCCTTATGCAATAAATACAATACTGAGCCGGAAGAGAATGTAAATAAAAAGGTTGCAAATGCAGCCTTAATGATCAGCAATATTGCACAGCCAATCGAAATCCTTACATATGTAAAGCTTGAGTGCCCACTTTGGACTGAGGAAATTGAACCGAAACGTCTCAAGAAAATCGCAGAAGATGTAATCAACGCCGGATATAAATACTGCAAGGATCCACGAGTTGATACTTTTGAAGACTGGAAAGAGCTTCTGGAACAACAGTATGGAATTACGCATGAAGAGTTACAGAAAATTCTGTATCTGAACGAGAGAGGAGAAGTGTAAAATGGCAGATTACAAAGAGAAAATTAAGAAACTTTTAGCATTAAGTAAGAGTCCGAATGAACATGAGGCTCAGTCAGCTCTTGCAAAGGCACAGCAGCTTATGGCAGAACATAAAATCTCTATGGCAGAAGTCGAAGATAAAGAAAAAAGAAAGGCAAATGAACATTCAGCTGGAATTACTTATTCGACTAGAAGAGATCCCTGGGTGCTGAGATTGTCTAAAGTTATTAGTAAGAATTACTGCTGTGAAAGTTTTTCTCGTAGAGAAAAAGGTAAACAAACGTATAAATTATATTTTTGTGGGTTAAATGAAGACGTTGAAATTTGTATGATTGCATTTAAATATGCAACTGATTGTATTCAATCAGAAATTAAAAAGAGAAAACAAAAAGGTAAGCTATTTAATTATACAAACGAACTGATTACATCCATGTGCAATGGATATGCTTATGGTTTCATTAAAGGACTTGATGAAGCGTTTGAAGAACAAAAAAGAGCAGCTGCACAGTCAGAGGCAAATTGGGGCTTAGTGTTATCTACGCCTCCAGAAGTAAAACAAAGAATGTCTGAGCTTGGAGCAAGGACAACTACATTTCAGTCTAAGCAAGCTGCAAAAGTATCAAAATCAGATTATGAAGCCGGTAAGAAGGACGGAAGAGATTTTGATATTACTAAAAGAGTAGCCGGTGAGTAAAGTAAATAAATAAAACAGAATAAAAATTTAATTAAACAAAAGGAGATGTATATTATGATGGACAATACAATCGAAAGAAGAACAAATAACCTTACACATGTAGAAACGATGTTTGATGCAAGAAGAACTCCATGGGACGGACTTGGCAAGGGAATTGCCGGAGCAGTTACATCAAGAGACGCAATTAGATTAGCAGGTCTGGACTGGAATGTAGTTCCGACAGATATTATTTCTGAGGCCACAGGATTAAAGATTCCTGGTTATAAGGCAAATGTAAGAGATATTGATAATAAAACGCTAGGTATTGTTACTGAACGTTACAAGATTGTGCAGAACGAAGAAGCATTTGCCTTTACAGATGAGCTTCTTGGCGAAGGAGTGACATATGAGACTGCAGGTGCTCTTCAGAGCGGCAAGAAAGTGTGGATGCTTGCAAGACTGGAAGGCAGAATGATTACTGATGAAAAGATTGATCCGTTCTTAGTGTTTACGAACAGCCATGATGGAAAAGGATCAGTCAGAGTAGCCATCACACCGGTACGTGTATGGTGCCAAAATACACTCAATCTGGCCCTTAAAGAAGCTGAAAGACAGTGGGTATGCAAACATACCGGACGCATTGATGAGAAGCTTGTAGAGGCAAAATATACGCTCATGAACACTGAACATTATCTTGAAGCTTTAGAAATAGAATTCGGAAAGATGAAGATGAAAAAGCTTGATGTTGATAAGGTACATAAGTTTGTTAAGATGTTACTTCCTATCAACGAGAAAGATGGAGATCGTAAGGTAGCAAACATTCAGGAAATGCGAAATGAACTTATGATGAGATATCTTAATGCTCCGGATCTTCAGGTACTAGAGCCGTCTGCTTATAGATTTGTGAATGCTGTTTCTGATTTTTCTACACATAGAAAACCGTCCAGAGGAAGCGAATACTATCAGGAAAACATGTTCATGAAAGTAGTAGACGGAGATGAACTCATCGATAAGGCTTATGCAATTTGTGATGCTGAGGTGTAACACTTCGGTATTACGGAAGGGAGTAATGCAATGGAAGCAGTAAATAAAACTAATGGAAATATTTACCGTATTCAGCAAGATACAAATGGTAAATGGTTTGGTTATTGTGATCGGACAAAAGAATACACTCCGGCGTTTGTAAAATTGAAAGGATTGATAGGGTTGTTGGAATTGAAAGGATATGAGGTGGTTGAGTGATGATTAATTTAAGATGAATTTTTAGAAGCAATATAATGCAAATGAAACAAGAGTTTTATGCTGAAAATTGAGGTAATCATGTTAACAGAAAAAGAAATTCAGATAGTTATGAACGCATTAAATGGTACACCGACACTTACAACATCTAAATTTGCGGATAAAATTGAAACTATTTTAAGAAAATATAAGGAGAATAAAGATGAATAAATTTTTACATCACTTAAAGAGTAAAGGATATGAGATAAATGGAAATACAGCAATGTTATTAGGTGTAAAATTTAAAATCTGTAATGGGACGATAAAAACAGCAAGAGGATTAAAAAACTCATATTGGTTAGAATTGGCATGAAATGATGATTTTAAGATCAAGAAAGGGATTTTTTATGTTGAAAAATTGTATGATTCTAACCCAAGAAAGGAGTAAAAAATATGGCAAAGATGACAAAAGAACTCTACGAAAAACTTAGTATAGCAGGAAAAGCACTTTGTGAATATTGCGAAAACGATGAATGCTCATGCTGCCAGGTGACGCGCCTGATGGATGATGCATACATTGAGGCAGTAGAGGAGGGGATTGTAGATGATGCCTAAAAAATACGAAGTTGCTTTTGTAGTGTATGCTGATATTCCGGAAAAGGACTCCAGTATTGGAGATTTGGAATGCAATGGAACACTGAGAAGTTACAACTGCTATTCTTTAAGGGATGCAAGAATGTATTTCACAATTTCTGCTGAAACCCCGGAAGAAGCATACAAAAAAGGGCTTGAAAAAATGCAGTTCGGTGATGCTGATTTTGGAGAAGCGGTGGTGGAAGACTGGTACTTGGAGAACGTTTCTTGCGGCGACAAATACTGGTACAAGGAAGACCTTGCACTCTGATTGCTTTACTTGCAGATTTCAAATTGGACTGCGATACAAGAGATTTTTTGTTAAAAAGGAGGACTAAAACATGAAAAAAATCATTAACGGAAGAAAATACGATACGGAAACAGCAAAAGAAATTGGTTATTGGAGCAATGGATATCCATGTTCTGACTTCAATCATTGCGAGGAAACCTTATATCTTAAGAAAACAGGAGAATATTTCCTGTACGGAGAAGGTGGTGCTTTAACTGAATATGCAAGAAGTGTATGTGGCGGAAGCACTGGTGGATCTCGAATTATTCCTTTGACTGAAGAAGGGGCAAAGAACTGGGCTATGGATCATCTGGAATGTGATGAATATGAAGCGTTGTTTGGAGAGGTAGAAGAATGAAATTTAATGGAAAATGTAAGATTCGATTACTTAGAGATTTTCCAGCAATCAATTTGAGAATGGGTGACAGCCTTACTGTTTATAAATATAAGTATAAAAAGTGTTCCGATGAAATTACATATGTTCATCCAAGAACATATCTTAGATTTACCCCAGAAGATGTGAAGGAACTGTCGGATGACGCAAAAGAATATGAATTCAAAGTGTTTATGGGACCAGACGGAATAGATGGTCCGTGTCTTGGGAAAATGCGTGTGACCGAAAATTCTGCTGACGAAGCTTATAGTGTAATGCTTGATATTATTGGTTGTAGATTAGCAGAGGCATTTCCAGAACTTGATATTCCGTATTCTATTGAATTAGTTGAAGAAAGCGAGGATGCATAATTATGCAAAACGTGTATATTACCAGAAATGGAAAGCAGATTCAGCTCACAGTGAATGAAATTATGGCAGCTTGGGTTGCCTGGGATGCGGAAACAAGAAAACAACAGTTGGGGACTTACAAAGAAGAAGTTAAACAGACATTATTAAAATTAAGTAAGGAAAATGACAAACCTGAATATGAAAAGGCTGCGGATAATGACGACATTGTAGATGAAATTGCTAGAGATATTAGAAGAGCCATTGAAAATGGATGTGATTATGATTGGTGCTTTGATACCAGTAAGTATGGAGGTTTTATGGATAGTTATAATACTGCGATAGTAGTTTGGGGAAAGGCGGATGACATAGATGAGACTGATTATTGAAGGTAAAACAAATAGAGATGACGTAATGGTAAATACAGCGAAAGTAACATTACCATCTGGAGATGTGTATACGATTGATAGGGATTGTACTGAATACACTATTAGTACAGTAACCGGGTATTTATCAATGACTTGGGATATGTGTTATCTACATATGATTAACGATATTTTATTATTTGATAATACCGCTTATCTCTCAAGCGATGATGGATTTCAGGATATTCTTAATGAAGGGACGTTGGAACTTGAACTTGAGGATGATGCTGATTCAGATTATATTGTTGAAGTTGCTGAATGGAGCTTTTGTTGAAAGGAGTTAAATTATGGGATCAGTATATTCTATACATTCACAGATGAAATTCAAGGATAAGGATAAAGCAATTAAAATACTGCAAGCAAAAATCAGCAGAGGAGAAGAGGAGCATATTGATTATGGGTTGGATACATATAGAAAATCAGAGAATTTAGATATTAATGATATTGATGATCTGATTGCTGTGTTTATTGGTATAGGAAGAATGTTCGATGTTGCTAATGATGATAATGGTTGGACTACTTACTCTAATGGATTTGACGCCACTTATGGATGGGAATCTGTCATGATGGAAATGTTTGAAGAACTTGCACCAGTGTTAGAAGACGGATCTGACCTTTTCATTAATTGTGATGATGGAGCCGATGTGTTGGTTATTAAAGATGGAAAATGTATTCAAGAGAAATGAGGTGATGAGATGAAGGATATTTTGCTAGAGAAAGTGTTTGAAGCAGAAAGATGGGAAGCAGCAATTAATAAAGGGTTTTTCAAGGGAATTGATAAAGGAGAGCTGCGTCAACTTTGTGGTCCAGAGACAAGAGTAAGATTGGCAATGGCAATTCTGGAAGATAATTATGAAATTGCTCCGCCACATCAGGCATTAATTCCAAAGGACAATGGAGAGTTTCGAACAGTATATGTGAATGAAAATATTGATCGAATCTTTTTATCTATTGTGAACGATCTGTTATTTGAATTGTGTCCTGGTATGATTCATCAATCTTGTAAGAGTTATCAGAAGGGAATTGGCTGCGGTAAAGTTGTGCAGGAGATATCACATAAACTTAAGCCAAATCCATATCAGAATCCAAACGGCATATTAGGTTTCAAAGCAGATTTAAGTAAATATTTTGATTCTGTGCCGATTGAATTTATTGACGATGCGTTTGACCAGGTAGAACGAAAAATTGGAAAATCAAAGGTTATTACAGTATTACGAAAGTATTATCACACAGACCTTTGTTTTGATCCTGACGGAAATCTGATTGAGCATTATCAGAGTTTAAAACAGGGATGTGCAGTAGCTTCATTTCTGGCAGATGTAATGTTATTTCACATTGATTTTGAACTTTATAAATATTCATTTATGAACATGGCTAGTATGTATACAAGATATTCAGATGATATTTTATATATTGGTTCTGGATATGAGAAGGCTATGGGATTTCTTGAGAAAGAACTTCAGAAAATGTCAATGAAATTAAATCCGAAAAAAGTAGAATATCTTACAGGTGATAAATGGTTTAAGTTCCTGGGATTTATGATAAAGGGAAGTCAAATCACATTATCACCAAATCGTGTAAAACAATTTCAGAAAGAAATTTCAAAACGAAGCATTGGCAATTTAAATTATCATGTCGGCGGTAAAATTGCTTTGAAATCTATTAACAGATACTTATATAAAGGAGATGGAACTTATTCTTGGGCAACGCAGGTACTTCCGATTATCAATGTGGAGAAAGATATTGATACATTGAATGAATTTGTTATGGATTGTATCCGAGCCTGCCAGACAGGTAAAAGAAATATTGGTGGATTAGGAACTGTAACTAATCGAAAAGATTGCACGATTCTTAGAGGAACCGGAAAAAATGTATCTGCCAATAGAAAGAGCACAGAAAAAGAAATTGAAGGATATTACAGTATTCGGTGTATGCAGAAAGCTTTGAATATCTGCAGGCCGGTATATGATACGATTGTAAGGGAGATGTAAATATGTATATTGTACCGAAAATTGAAGTAAGGGAAGCGGAAGACATTGCAGATTTCGCTACAACAATGGATTCAGACATGAATCAGTATTTCGAAGAAAAGAAAACGTTGTTAGAAGATATACCAAGAGGTGAGAATCCCGGAACTGCATATTATTCGTTTTATCCAGCGGTAATAAATCCTAAGCTGTTTTATGCGTATATTTTAGCAATTAAGTATTTTCAAGATGGTACATGTCGATGGAAATTATGTTTAACATCTAGGGAAAATGAAGAGTGCCATATGACATTAGGAATTATGAGAGGAACTGAAGAAGAAGCGAAAAAACGACTTGCAATGATTCTTTCTTCTGGAAGTATTAAATGAGGTGATTATATGAGCAAACATTTATTTTTATATAGAGTTAAAGATTCTGATGATCGTGATTGTTGCGCATATATTGATACAGCTGGTCCAAAATTTGAATGTAACCACTATTTCAGCTCAATTAGATTATGTGGAAGTTGTTATTCTGGTGGGAAGTTTCCTGAGTATGAAGAAATTGAAACAATTCTCACAAAAGATGAATATGAAGAAATTATTTCATTCAATATATTTATCAAAGCACTTGATTATGGAATCACGAAGGGTGATAACCGATATAAAGCAGGTATTAAACTTATTGATTCTATCAAGCATATCTATGACAAATTAAATTCTGATGAGGCGCTTGCCTTCTTTGAAAAAATTCAGAAAAGCGAAATGAAATATCTGAAAAAAGAGTACAATTTATCAGATCGTAATATCGAAGAGATACTTAATGAATATACAGAAGATTTTAGAGATCGCAGTATTGTAAGCTATATATACGATAATAGTGAAGAAGCTGGACGCGAAGAAGCTTGGCAGTTAGGATATGTCAAAGATGATGATTCAATTTCTTCTAAATATTTTGACTATGAGAAATTTGGAGAAGACTTAGTTGAGTATGATGAATACTTCATGGAATTATGTGATGGAAGAGTTGTAAGGTTGAGTTATTAAAATTTAATTAAACAAAATGGAGGTGATTTTATGGGATGGACTTCATATCATGCAGAATTCTATAAAAATAGAACTGTTGATCGTAAAAAAGAAATGGATAAACTTTGGACTCAGAAAGAAAGTGAAAAATATCCAGAGTTGAATGTTTTAAAATCTAGTATAGTTGGAAGTGTGTATTATGCTGCGATTGAAGTAAAAAGAAATGAAATTGTAGAACAAGTAATCCCTATGGTTGTATTAACCTCAGTTAATATGAAGGATTATTTTAATTTTGCTTATAAAGAAATCGGATTATATTATTATGATTGTCCAAAAGGGATTCTTGACCTTCTGACGGATACCGATAATGAACATGAATTAGAGTGGCGTAAAGAATGTAAAAAACATTTAGAAAAGAAAAGAATGAAACTAACTAAAGGAACATTACCGGTTGGATCTATTATTAAATTCACAAGATGGGATAACGAAGAAATTGTATTAGAAAAAATGAGACCGTCATATCAATTCAATCGTCCTTGGTGGTATCGCGCGGATAATAATACATATTATCCTTCAAAATATATTCCAGAAGAATTTGAAATAATAAAGAAAGGAGCCTGAGATTATGCCAGAGCCAGAGAAAAAATTAATTGAAGTTACCGTAGAAAAACGACTTAGAGTATGCAAAGAGATTGAGGCCACAGAAGAAGAAATTGAATTTCTCAGACGAGGAGAGAATCCTTTTGAAAGTGAATTTAGTGACGAGGAGATGGAGCATGGTGATATTGAATGGGATTTTGCAGCTGCTGATGAGTACGGTAGAACAATTGTAGGTTGGGATTAATTAATCAAATAGATAAAAGCGAGGAAAGCGAATATGAATAGCGAATTAATAGTAAAAGATGTAGAATTTCATGGAGATATATTAAGAGCAGCGCAGGATTCGGACGGAAAAGTTTGGGTTGGTGTTCGATGGGTGTGCCAGGGGATGGGATTTGATAATGAGCGCATGAAGAATGAGCGAAAGAAAATTCAAAGAGATATTGTATTAAATGAAGGGGTAAAATTTTACCCCTTGGGATCTGGCAATTCTGACACGCAAGTTTTATGCCTTGATCTTGACTATATACCTTTATGGCTAGCAAAAATTGCTATTACACCAACAATGCAGAGAGAAAATCCTGTATTGGTGAAGAAACTGATTGATTATCAGTTAAAAGCGAAAGATGTTTTAGCAGCTGCATTCTTAGGAAACAAGAAAACAACAGAAGATATTATCCCGGTATATAAACCACAGGGAAATATGATTCAACTGCAATTTCCTGATATTCAGATGCCTACAATTCCGGATTATTCAAATCGACTCGATGAAATTAATAACAAGATTGATAAATTGTATGCTGAGATGGGAAAGTTTGCAACAGCAATGATAAATACGAATGCTAATCCAGTTAAATTAAACAATACAACACCTGTTAAGAAAGAAGGCGGAAAGAAAGTTTTATCTTCAGCAGAACAGGAATATTATAATTGGAAGAGAAGAACAAATGAATTTGTCGATAAGCTTTCAGAAAGTTCTAAATTTACTGATCGAAATAGTGTTTTAAAATATT